TAAAGATGAGAATCAGCTGTGAGGAGTTTGAAAAGGCGACAGGAGAGAAGATTTTCCCGCTCGCCCAAGACTTCTTGGAAAAGAATAATCTCGAGTATAACGATCTCACCACTGATGAAACCGAGAGAGTCCTCTCCGAGATACAGCGTGTGTTATCATCACCGCTTAAGCTGTCTGGTGAATCTCGTCTCCCGGACTGGGAGGCAGGTTGGTCACAAAATCTTACTAGTGAGGTAACACCTGGATCATTGATACCAGGTTACATGAACAAACATCCTATCATGCGCTGGGGTGGGAAGTTCGTCAGTACAGTATCACCTAATCTTGAATACTTGATTCTTTCACTTCTGCAACTTCACCTCTTTGAGAAGTGGCTTGCTAACAGGAGCGACATATTCGAGTTTGGTTGTGGCACAGGGCACAACCTCCTGAGGGCTAGAATGGCAAATCCAACAGCAAGTCTCACAGGTCTTGATTGGACAAAAGCATCCCAAGAGATCATCGGCAGGATGAATGACTCAGGAGTTCTCCTTTGCAAGGGCAGGAACTTCGACTTCTTCAAGCCTGATTACAGCATCGATTTCCCAAAGGGCAGTGCTGTTTACACTTTCGCTGCCCTAGAGCAAGTTGGAAAGAATCACAAGGCTTTCGTAAAGTTCCTCCTTGATAAGGAAGTTGATATTTGTCTCTCAATAGAGCCCATTACAGAACTGCTCGATAGTTCCGTTGAGATGGAGAAGCTTTGCATTGATTACTGTCAGAAGAGAAACTACCTTGACGGTTACATGACACACCTACAGGAACTTGAAAGTAGTGGTCAGGTAGAGATACTTGAGGCAAAGAGAAACTACATAGGAAGCATGTTCATAGAGGGTTACATGCAGGTCGTGTGGAGACCGAGGAGCAAGGTATGAAGGCTATTGTTACTGGTGCTGCGGGGCTTCTTGGCAGTGAGATTGTTTCTCTTGACGATTCTGTGATTGGATTGACTTCCAAGGATTGCAACCTTGTCGAATCGGCTTCAGGACTGCAGTTATTCACACAGGCCGACACAGTCATCCACTGTGCCGCAAAGGTGGGTGGTGTGAAGGCAAATACCGATTATGTCGCAGACTTCTTCGATGACAATGTGAAGATGAACATGAATGTCATGAGGGCGTGTAGAGAATCAGGCTTCAAGCTGGTTTCAATTCTTTCTACTTGCATCTATCCTGATGCAAAGTATGTGAATTATCCACTGACTGAGGACCAGCTTCACCTGGGACCTCCACATGATTCGAACTTTGGCTATGCCTATGCAAAGAGAATGCTTGATGTACAGACTAGAGCCTATCGGAAGCAGCATGGCTGCAACTTCATAACTGTGATACCCAACAGTCTTTACGGAAATAACGACAACTTCGATCTTAGTAGCGGACATGTGATACCAGCGCTGATCAGAAAGTTTCATGAGGCAAAACTTCATGGTCACGATCATGTTGAGATCTGGGGGAGTGGAAGGCCGCTTCGTGAGTTCACATTTGCAAGGGATGCAGCTAAGATCATACTGTGGCTTGCTGAGAACTACGATAACCCAGAACCCATCAACATCGGAAACCCAGAACAGACTTCAATCAAAGAGCTTGCACAAACGATTGCCGAAGAGATTGGTTATGAGGGTGGAGTCAAGTTTGACAACACGAAGCCCGATGGACAGTATGAGAAGCCCTCTTCAAATGAGAAACTTCAGAGGTTGGGGTGGTCAGAATCATATACACCTCTTCGTATAGGCCTGGCTGAGTCAATAAAGCTGTTCAAAGAAAGATACCCGAACGTTCGTGGTATTACTATTTGAGCATGAAGACAGCACTTATTACAGGCGTCACGGGACAGGACGGTAGTTACCTTGCTGAGTTCCTATTGGAACGAGGCTACAAGGTCATAGGCATGAAGAGAAGGACATCGCTTCTTGCCACTGACAGAATCGATCACCTCTTTCAAAACCCAAATTTTCACCTAGTCTATGGCTCTATGAACGATGTCGGTGCCTTCTATCGACTTTTCCATGAGCATCACTTTGATGAGGTCTACAACCTCGCGGCACAATCGCATGTCAGAGTATCTTTTGATGTGCCTGAAGAGACTGTTGATGCAGTAGCAATGGGACCACTTCGTCTTCTTGAGTGCATTCGTACAATGCAGCCACACTGTCGTTTCTACCAGGCATCCTCTTCGGAGATGTACGGTGACAATCCGGAACATCCGCAGAGCGAGAACACTCGTCTCATGCCGGCATCTCCCTATGCATGCGCAAAGGTCTTTGCTCACGGTCTCACTCGAAACTATCGTGAGGGATACGGAATCCACGCATCTTCCGGCATCCTTTTCAATCATGAGAGTCCTCGCCGCGGTGAGACTTTCGTCACACGTAAGATTACCCTAGCTGCAGCGCGTATCAAGCTCGGCCTGCAAGACAAGATCGCTCTCGGCAATCTCGATGCTCTTCGTGACTGGGGATACGCAAAGGACTACGTCGAGGCAATGTGGCTCATGCTACAGCAGGAAAATCCGGACGACTATGTAATTGCTACTGGTGAGACTCACACAGTGCGTGAGTTTCTGGATGAAGTTTTCAAAATTGCAGACCTTGATGTTGACAAGCACCTCATCATCGATGACAGGCTTAGGCGTCCTCACGAGGTTCCATGGTTGGAAGGTGACTGCTCAAAGGCCGGCGAGAAACTTGGCTGGGTCCCAAAGACAACCTTCAAAGGTCTTGCAAGGCTTATGTACGAGGCAGATCTGAAGCTTGTGAAGGGTGCACTATGACATATGAGAGAGGCATAATAGCAGGTTCATTTGACATCCTACACCCAGGTTACATACGGATGTTCGAAGAGTCAAAGCGTGTAGTGAGCTACCTCATTGTAGCCCTACAGGATGATCCGACTGTTGATAGGCCTGAGAAGTGCAAGCCTGTGCAGACATGGGAAGAAAGAGCTGAGATACTTAAATCGCTTCGATACGTTGACGATGTGGTCTACTACAACACCGAGTACGACCTCAGAAAGTTGCTTGGTTCCGTAAAGTATGATGTCAGGATTCTTGGATCTGATTACCTCGGCAGGAGATTCACGGGTGATGACCTGGAAAAACCTGTCTTCTACTGCAACAGGAACCATCAGTACAGTCTCACAGACCTAAAGGAGCGTATTGCGGAGTCTATGTTGAATAGGTGAAAATGTTGTCACGGTGGTATACGATTAATTTGAGGACCACATGAGCAACGAATTCCCTACTGGCAAGCCACACGTATCCTACTCGGAGGTCAGCACATGGCATTCATGTGGATACAAGCACAAGCTTTCCTACATTGACAAGGTGGTCATCGAACAGGACTGGATTCACGCTGACTTTGGAAAGCATGTCCACTCAGGAGTTGAGAACTACCTGAAGACCCGTGTGATGGACATTCCCGCAGTTATCAAGCTCATTGAAGATGACTGGGCAGCAAAGGGCCGTCCGGATGTAGAGAAGTGGAAGTCATGGGCATCTAACATCCTCACCGACTTCCCAGGCTGGTTGGACACGGAACATCCCGGTTGGGAGCTACTCGGTGCTGAGCTTCCCCTCTATGAGGACATTCCCGAAGAGGAGACCATCAAGTTCAAGGGATTCGTTGACTCCATCGTTCGTGTTCCTCTCAACGAAGAGAGGACAAAGTGGAAGATCTGGATCCTCGACTGGAAGACAGGACCGGCATACGGATGGCGCAAAGACAAGCTAGAGAACGAACTTGTCCTCGCCCAGCTCTGGCTCTACAAGTCATACCTTCTACGAAAGTTAGACCTTCAAAGTCGAGAGGTCGGCTGTGCCTTTGTTGTCCTGAAGAAGGGGGCGAAGCCTGGCTCTACAATTGCTCGATATGACATCTCAGTAGGACCGAAGCCGATGGAGAAGGGAGAGAAACTTGTCAAGGACATGGTCAACGGTGTCCGTCGAGGCAAGTTCCTAAAGAACAAGTACAACTGTGAATGGTGTGACTTCGCAAAGAGCGGACACTGTAAGCGGTAACTATTTACATATGCTCTCACTTGTGTGATAGTGATGCAGGTGAGCACATTGAGTAAAAAGAAAGTTATCGTCCTTTCCGATCACGCATTAAGCCCGTCGGGTGTGGGTAATCAAACCAGGCACCTGATCAACGGCCTCCTTGCAAAAGGAGGCTGGACTTTTAGGCAGTTCGGAGCTGCAATTAAGCATCAGAGCTACGAGACAATAGCTGTCAATGAGGACTTTATCATCAAGCCGATTGACGGCTTTGGTGATAGAAACCTGATTAGAGTTGCACTGGCTACTGAGAAGCCTGATGCTATTCTCATCTTCACAGACCCAAGGTTCTTCACGTGGCTGTTTGAGATGGAAGATGAGATACATCAGGTCTGCCCAATCGCATGGTGGCACGTGTGGGATAACAACCCAGTGCCGGTCTTTAATGACCCTTACTACATGGGAACGGATCTGCTCAATTGCCATTCTTACCTAACGTACGAGATGGTAAGCAAACTGTATCCTGAAAAGACTAACTTCATCCCACATGCATTGCCACCAGGTCTGTTTCACAGGATGCCTTCTTACATGAGGTCACACCATCGTTCAAAGCTGTTGGGTGAATCAAGGAAGGACCACATGATTGGCCTCTGGATCAATCGAAATGCAAGAAGGAAGCGCCCATCTGACGTTATCGAGTCATGGTCAATTTTCCTTAAGAATCTTCATGAGAAGCATGGACACAGAAATGCCACGCTAATCATGCATACAGACCCATTTGATCAGGAAGGTCCAAACCTCGTTGAGGTCGCAAAACTAATGGGCGTTGATGCAAATGTCGTTTTCTCGAAAGAGCGGCTTGACTATGAGAAAATGAACATCCTGCACAACATCAGCGATTTCTGTATCAACATCTCCTACGCAGAAGGTTTCGGGCTCTCTACCCTTGAGTCAATGACTGTAGGTAATCCCATTGTTGCGATCAAGACAGGAGGCCTTACAAGGCAGGTTGTTGACCACAGGGACGGTTCTGAGAATGGTGTTGCACTCCCTGTCGAGCTTCGAACCCTCGTAGGTTCCCAGACGGTTCCATACATTTACGAGGATTACGTCACAAATGAGACGATTGCAAAAGCTTACATGCAACTCTTTGAGATGGGACCTGAAGGTCGTGAGAAGCTTGGCACAAAGGCAATGAACTATGCCAACACAGAGTTCAGTTACCAGAAGACCATTGATGAGTGGGATAGGACTCTCACCGATCTTATTGATAACTGGAAGACGAAGAGGAAGACCTGGGAGGTTGAAAAGCTGTGAAGAAGATTCTAGTAAGAGGTCCACTTCTCTCAAAGTCGGGATATGGAACGCATGCAAGGCAGATAGTGAGCTGGCTCATTGAGAGGGGAATTGAGTTTGCTGCCGAAATTACTCCCTGGGGCATTACCCCTTGGCACTTGAATGCAAGTGACCTAAACGGTCTCATTGGAAAGATAATGGAGGCATCCGGAAAGAAAAGCGACAGATATGACGCCTCAATCCAGATTCAATTGCCTCATGAGTGGGAGCAGATACAGGGCTGCTACAACATTGGAGTTACAGCAGGCACCGAAACTGATTTTGCATCAAAAGATTGGGCGATTGCTGTGTCCAAGATGGATCTCGTAATCGTTCCAAGCAGTTTCACAAAGGAATCTCTTGTAAGAGGTCAAGCTCCTTCTGACAAAATCGTTGTTATCCCAGAATGTTTCAATCCTGAGATCCTATCAGTGACGAGTGGTCTGCCACTCAAAGAGGTGGAATCGAATTTCAACTTTTTGCTCTTTGGCCAGATCACAGGCAATGATCCTGATCGTGACAGAAAGAACATCTTCTACACCGTGAAGTGGTTCTGCGAAGAGTTTGCTGGAAACAAGGACGTTGGACTTGTGATTAAGTCTAACATGGGAACAAATTGCGTGTTTCACAGGAAGGCCCTGAACGACCTGTTCAAGAAGCTCATCTCAGAAGTGAGAAAGGGCGAGTACCCAAGGGTTTACTTGTTGAACGGCGACATGTCTGAAGCCGATTGTGCCGCTCTTTACAAGAGTCCAAAGGTTCACTGCATGGTGTCCTTCACAAAGGGTGAGGGTTATGGTCTTCCTCTAGTTGATGCCGCAGCATCAGGACTGCCTGTCATAGCCACCGATTGGTCAGGCCATCTTGACTTTCTAAATCGTGGAAAGTTCTCAAAGGTGAGCTACAGTATGGTGAATGTTCCACAGTCGATCATCGACGAAAAGATCTTTGCAAGTGGCTCAAAATGGGCTATGCCAAAGGAAGAAGACGCAAAGAAGAGAATGAAGAAGATGGTTGAGTCACGTCACACACCAAAGCAGTGGGCTGATGAACTTTCTCAAAAAGTCTTAAGTGAATTCTCACAAGAGGCCGTGAATCTTCGATATGACGATGTTCTCGGTAAGTTGCTATGTTGATTGAGATACTTGCTGTTATACTGCTTGTGACCAATGCCATAACAGCGACATACCTGTATCGATTTGCGAAGATAGTGCTGAACTTACAGGAAGCAGTTGAAAACGCACTTGACGTTATAGACAAACGATACGTCTCAATAAGCAAGGTCCTACAGATTCCACTTTTCTATGACTCACCTGAGATCAAGAAGGTGCACGAAGACATAAAGGCGTCACGTGATTCTCTGCTCTACATTGCAAACATAATTGGCAGAATTGAAGAAGACGTGGAGGCCGAAAATGAAAGGTAAGAAGCGCATAAGAAAGTCTGGTACTGAGTCAAAGGCTCCCGAGAAGGAGCTTTACTTTGGTCCTGACACGCATAAGGCAATATGCCTCTTCAATGGCACGACGGACATGCAGGAACGTGAGAAGATATACACTTCCGACATTAGGCCTGCAATTGAGACACTGGTCGAGAATCTCATCAGAATTTACTCAGTGCCGCTTCAACACAACAGTTACAACGAAGTGAAGAGTGACTGTGTGAACTTCCTATATGAGAACCTCTGCAAGTTTGATGACAGTCGAGGCACAAAGGCCTTCTCTTACTTCAACGTCGTAGCACGTAACTGGCTATTCCTGTATATTCGCAAGATCAACAAGCATACAGGTAAGCATGTGTCGCTAAGTGACATGAGCCTGCTTTCAAAGAAAGACAAGAATGAGATAGCAAGGCACTCAATAGTTGAGTCACCTGAGACAGTGATGGTTGATGTTGAGAGGAAGGCAGAGATTCGAAACATCCTGAATCGAATTAATCACAGGCTTGTTGACGACAATGAGAAGGCCTGTATGCAAGCAATCATGTCTGTGTTTGATCACGTTGAAGACATTGACATTCTGCACAAGAGGGCAATTCTCATCTACATTCGAGACCTCTCAAACCTACCTCAAAATCAGCTCTCTTCTGCCCTGGGCTCGATACGTCGACACTACAAGAAACTAGTTCAAGAGGACCTAAAGAAGTAATGTCAGCGCTAGATGATGTAATCAGAAGAAATGAAGAGAAGATGAAGAAGGTTGCTGACTTCGGTGAGCTCCTTGATTCAATGGCATCAGTCGATGACAAGCGAAAGCTTCTCTGGAAGGAGATCTACCAGAATGCAGTCACCGATAGGGAGAACGCTTACATTCTGTACATTGGCCTGTACCAGACAATGTCAGGCTCACCAGCCGACCATGCAGCGCACGGGTCAACCTTGATGAAGTACATGGAGAGGATGAGCAAGGCAAACGACCAGATCATCAAGCTTGCTGAGATGATTCGTTCAACTGAAGAGGAGTCACAGGCCATAGATTCTGAGGATATCTTCAGCAAGATCTCAAAGGAGTGAGGAATGCCGCCAGGTGTATCGAGTATCTTCGGAGGACCTCAATATCGTAAGGAGCTGCAGGTACCTGACAAGGCCCAATCAAGCCTACTTGAAAGGGCTGTGGTCATTGATGTTTGTGACGGGCTTAATCAGGGGCAAATTGCAGCCCTTGTCATGGAGTCACTTCCCAATATCGTTGCGAGTAGGATTCCAATCAATGCCTGTGTTGTTCGTCCAGTAACCGGAGGTGCACAGGCATCAAATCCTACTTTGATACTTGCCTATCCATTTTTCTCATCCCACGTTTCAATGCCTGTAAAAGTTGGAGAGACAGTCTGGATTATCTACGACAACGACCCAAACACGACGGCAAAGAATTTTGCTTTTTGGATGTCACGTGTGCATGGAGACCTGTCAAGTGAAGATGTCAACTTCTCACACCATGACAGAAGGATTCTGCCAAACCAGCCCTCAATAGAGGGCCCAGGAACAGCCGCAAAAGCAGGAGCAATCAAAGACGAAACAGAGCCCATCGATTTTCCTGACCTCTCTTTGACACAGCCTGACGATGAGACAAACGGCTACGATGAAATTTTCTCTCTCAATGAAAGCAAACCTGTAAAGTTTGAACCGGTCCCAAGGCTTTACAAAAGGCCAGGTGACCTGGTGCTTCAAGGTAGCAACAATGCTACGATATCTTTAACTACTGATCGTGGTTGGCATGTAGATGAAGACCCACTAGACAAGCCAAGCAATGCAATAAGCGGATCAGATGAGTTCTCGGGAACCATAGACGTAGTTGCAGGTAGGTCAAGGTGGATATCAAAGGCAGAGAAAGTCAGGACAGTGCCGGAAACAAGGCTCAACTCGAGAGGCTTCACGGAAACTTCAAAAGAGATTGACAGCAAAAAGCCTCAGAATCCAGCAGAAGGCGATCCTGACTTCTTGAGTGACGCATCAAGGCTCTACATCTCCATGGCAACCAAACCTGACACAGGCTTTGGTCTAAAGGTATTCACTCCGAAGTTTCCTGGTGATGAAGAGACCGATGAAGAGGAGGAGCTGGTCACTGCTTCCGTAGTTGCAAAGTCCGACTCAATTAGGATTGTTTCAAGGAAGGACGAAGATCACGGAATAAACGGAAGCATTCTCATTGTCAAAGAAGGCGACACCACTGATGCAAATGACCTCGGTGCAATATCAATCAGGCCTGACGGCTCAATCGTAGTTTCAGGCAGCAAGATCTTCATTGGACGTTCAAAGGCTGATGGTGGTCTTGGCGATGGACCTGATGATGCCCCTGACGGATCACAACCTTACGTAAAGTACAAACAGCTTGAGGATCTCCTTAAGGCAATCATGAAGGACATCAACGATTTCTGCGACACGTTAAGCAAGCATACGACACCAGGCTACGGTGCACCTTCAGTACAGATCACACAAGCTGCGGCAACACTGAAGGCTGCAATGGCTTCACGTGAGTCTGAGATTGTCAATCTAAAGTCAGAGAGAATCTTTGGAGAGTAAATGCCAATCGTAACAGCAGCGGGTCGTGAGAAGTTAGAGTCAGATATCAGGCAGGCATTCATTAGGGCAAAGGATGATGGAGCAAAGACAGGAGCAAATCCTGACACGATCATAAGTAATCTTGCAGAAGACCTATCCAGCGCTATAGACAGCTATGTGATTGCCTGTGTCGTTACAATACTCCCAGGTGCTCCTACCCTTACTAAGGTGACTTTGCCGACGACAGGTATTGTTCCCTTTATGGGTAATGTCGTTGGAACTTCAAGCTCGTAACTTGCATGATCGCATACATACAGACAGGATAAATCGACCTTGTCATCTAAGAAGTACAGTTTCAAAGCTGTGGGTGAGACACCAGACGAACTTGCACAAAGGGCGAGACAGTCTATCTCATCACCTCCAATTGGAATCGTTACGCCAATGTCGCTTGGTGAAGGTGATGATGGTATCTTCAAAATGCACCATGACCTCGGAAACACTATTGCCGACAACCTTCGAAACCTGGTATTGACAAACTGGGGAGAGAGGTTAATGGACTACAGGTTCGGTGCCAACCTCAGAGAGCTGACTTTTGAACTGGGGTCTGAAGACACGGATGCGGTTGCTATTGCAAGAATAAAAGCTGCGACTGACAGATACTTACCGTATGTCTCGCTTGATACATTCGAACCTTTCAATGAGCTCGTAGAAGAGTCAGGAATCGCTAGAATCGGAGTGAGAATAACATACACTGTCCCACTTGTTGACACTAAGACACGGTCACTAGAGGTGACTCTACACACGGCAGGATGATGGCTGCAAATAGAAAGACACCCAACCGAAACTACCTCTCGAAAGACTTTGCGGACTTTCGTCGTGACCTCCTCGGGTATGCAAGAACATTCTTCCCAGACAAGATCCAGGACTTCAGCGAAGCTTCTGTTGGTGGGCTTTTGCTAGACATGGCCGCAACGGTTGGCGACAACATGTCATTCTACCTTGACCACCAGTTCAGGGAACTGTCTTGGAGTGAAGCTGTTGAAGTGCAGAACATTGAAAGGCTGCTTCGTAATAACGGTGTCAAGATTACTGGTGCATCTCCAAGCACTGTGACCTTAACTTTCTACATTGAGGTACCTGCCGTTGATAACCTTGGTGTAGCCGTCCCAGATGAATCATCGCTCCCGGTAATACTCCCTGACACCGTTGTTGCTTCGTCAAACGGCGTATTCTTCTCAACTGTTGCACCCGTGGATTTCACAGAGAAAGACAGGGCTGGCAACCTAATGTCTAACATAGTGGTTGGTGACACTTCAAATGATGGCACGCCACTCACGTTCATCCTCAGTAAGAATACGACTGCCGTATCAGGCAAAATCTATACTGAGAGCTTCACATTTGGATCCGGCTACAGACCATTTCAGACTATAAGTCTCTCTAACGAGAATGTCACAGAGGTGATGTCCGTTGTAGATTCTGATGGAAACCTCTGGTATGAAGTTGAAAGCCTGACACAGGACACGGTGTTCTTGGGTAACAGAAATAGAACACCTGATCGGGATGAAGTTGAGGAATCGCTTTACGTCGTTCCTGCACCACTACGTTTCATCACAACGGTTGACCTACAGAACAGGTCAATGCAGCTCAGGTTTGGAGGTGGAGATCCAAACGCTGTCGATGATGATGTCTTTCCTGACCCTTCGAAGTTCTCCCTACCCACCTATGGAAGGAATACGATCCCGCGGTTCACTGTCGACCCTAACGCACTCTTGCGTTCAAAGACTCTTGGGGTCGCTCCTGCCTCTACAACGTTAACTGTCAACTATCGGGCTGGCGGTGGAATCTCACACAATGTTGGAGCAGGAACCATTCGATCAATCAAGACCCTTAATATGGAGTTTCGTGATGGGCCTGCGTCTTCTATTGCGACAGCTGTTAGGGCATCTGTGGATGTTGTCAATAGCACGCCTGCAACGGGAGGAGCCCAAGCACCGACAATCGATCAGCTTCGTACCCTTGTACCAGCAGCAAAGAATGCGCAGGCAAGGATAGTGACTAAATCAGACCTCATATCTAGGGTGTACTCATTGCCGTCAAAGTTTGGCAAGGTCTTCCGTGCAGGTGTGAGGCCAAACCCAAACAATCCTCTGGCATCCCAGCTATTCGTGCTTAGCACCGATTCTAATGGGAGGCTCATACAGACACCAGACACGCTGAAACAGAACTTGAGAACCTATCTCAACGAGTATAGACTAATATCGGATGCAATTGACATTGTTGATGCCAGAGTGATAAACGTCACCTTACAGGTAACGATTGTTCCGACTGCAAACGCAGTGCCACTGAATGTTTCAAGAGACGTGATCCAGGCTCTAAGAACTTTGATGTCAACAAGCAACACGCAGATTGACCAAGCAATCGTAATATCTGATGTTCTCAACTCAATCATAAACGTTCAAGGTGTGCTTGCGGTTACTAACATCTCAGTGCAGAGCATATCTGGCTTGCTTGATGGCAGGCAATACTCTGAGAATTACTTTGATGTTGAGGCTAACACATACAGGGGTCTCATTGTGCCTCCGCCTGGTGCAATATTTGAAGTAAGATTCCCACAATACGACATAGTCGTTACGACGGAGTAAAAAGTGATCGTCATTTTGACGGCCTCAGCCGACACTTACATAACAAACAAAATTGTCGACTCACTTGCTGCTGTTTCTGGAAATGTCGGGCAGGCAGGGACGATTGACATATTCAAGCTGTATGATGAAAGCTTTGAGGTAACTGGTGCAAATGAGTTGTCTCGTGCACTTCTACGTTTCGACTATGGCAGGCTGAGGTCACTTACTTCATCAATACTTGACCTAAACGACATGAGGGCAGTCCTCAAGTTGCGGCATATAAGTGCAGGACAGCCTGTTCCAAGTGACTTTACGATATCGGTCTTTCCCGTCACGGCAAACTTCAGTGAAGGTTTGGGCAGGAATATCTCTTCATATTCTGACATCTCAGCAGCAAACTTTCTGTCAAGCTCTGCAAACGTATTGTGGAATACGCCTGGCGCTGATGCAAGTGGAACTCTTGGAGACACAGGCATCGACTACATTGCAAGAGGTGACCTACTAGATGGCGCAGGAGTAAGGTCTCTAGAGTTCAAGCAGAACTTTCCGATCGGAAATGAAGACCTTGCAATCGACGTGACTTCGTTCCTATCAGCATCAATGGTCGGAATATTGCCACAGCCTGCCATAAGATTGTCTCTTACAGGAAGCGAAGAGCAGGATGACATCACTAGGTTTGTAAAGAGATTCGCTTCAAGGCATGTCAAGGATCCAACACTCAGGCCAAGCATTGAAGTCTACTTTGATGATGCTGTACAGGATACTCGTCAGTCAATGCTGTTCGATGTGACAGGAACTTTGTTCCTAACGAACAACGTTCGTGGTGTGAGGAAGAACATAGTCTCAGGAAGCTCGCTTACGCAGATAAACGGTGACAACTGCCTCATTGTAGATCTCATGACAGGCTCTTTCACCGCATCATTTACGGGATCGCAGTATTCAGCTGTAGAGCCTTCTGTTGGAATGTACTATGTCAACTGTGTCATTCGATCAAATGATACGAGAATCGTCACAGGAACCACTGGTCTTTCAAGCTTCATAAGCGCATCAGGATCTGTCACATTCAATGAAAAGTGGAGATCGATTGACGGAAGAGTCGTTTACAAGGAATCAGAGCTTACCTTCAACAAGAACGATCCTGGTGGAAATGTCTATGCAACTGATGCCCTGATTGCACACTGTAGCGGCCCACAAAACCTTCCAGGTAATCGCACGGCTGTTATTAGGGCAAAATTCTTTGACCTTGCTTCCGAAGATGCTGTTTCAAAGTTTGCAATCGAGAAAAAGCCACTACAGCTAACTTCTGTACTGTACAGAGCGTTTGATGTGAATGACAAGAGCATGATATTCGACTTCGATGCAATTGGGACTAAAGCTTCTCTAGATGAGAACGGAAACTTCTTCACAGTGTATAGCGATACATTTCCTTACGGTAGACCAGTAACATTTGAGTTTCTTGTCGAATACAATGGCAAGCAGACAATAGTAAGTTCGAACGGTTACACGTTCATGCACGGAGAGTGATGTCAATAGCTAAGAATCGCTCGCTTGGAAACGCAATTGAGGCGGCGTCTCCATCTTTGCCCGTGTCATATCGCGGAATTGACTTCGCAGACTCAAATGTCACGACAGGATCATTTAGGCACGACACACCAGGGGCACCGCTAAGATCGACACAGCAGCTTCCCATAGATTGGTCGGATTTTTCACGACACACATTCTTTGGCTCTGCAGAAGTCGCAGTTAACGTTGCATTTGACAAGATCATCAACGGTTTTCCCTTTGACGGTAACAGTCAAGAGATTGGAAACTTCCTTGATGGGCTCTCTGGGTTTGAGAGGTATGTGTATGATTCGTTCCAGAAGAGCCTAAACTGCATCTTCATCACAGCAAGTCACATTGCTGTAAATGACGTGGCAGGTGGTACCGACACAGCGCTCTCAAAGAGAAAGGATGGATCGAACGTTCTAGATCCTGGCCTACAGTCTTTCTCACTACAGCTAAAGCTATTTGTTCCATCCGATTCCAATACAGATTCTGTCATCGTCCAGCGTGTCTCAGGAACATCCGGTTACACACTAGCGTTAGAAGCAAATGCAACATCGGACATGGGTGTTGTCATGTTTATGGTGACATCTGGCAGCGCTGAAATCAGGACGAGCGCAAGTTTTGAGAAAGGCAAGTGGTTCGATCTGTGTGCGCAGACTGTGAGAAGGCCAAGTATAAACAAGCTTGCTGTAAGCATTGACGGGGTTCTTCGATCGACTTCCTCCACTGCGTATGAACTTGAAGAGTTCAGCGCAAGAGGAACTTTACTCTTGATTGGAAGTGGCGCATCACATGTTGGAACTGCCACAACATTCACACCAACATCAAACTTGTCAGCGTCGATTGATGACCTAAAGTTCTTCATTGGTAATAGGAGTCAGGAAGACATCCTACAGGTGTCAAAAAGAGGAGTCTGGCCCCGAGATGACCTGAAGCTCCTATTCAGGTTCAACGAGCCTGCTGGTGACTATGCTCAGAAAGACCTGCTGCTAGACTCAAGTGGAAATGGTCTTCACTCAAGAGTAACAAACTATTCCGACCCTGTGAGATCTTCACCTGACGGTCTTCCATTCTTCTATGAAAGGCCTGAGTATAATCCCACACTCTTCCCTGATGCAGAAGAAATTGTCAATCTGAACTCCTCACTCCTGCTCTCAGCTTCACAGTACGATGAGAAAAATCCCAACCTCATCACGAGACTGATACCACCTCACTACTTGCAAGAAGGCCAGGTCTTCCAAGGCTTAGAAACGGAAGAAGGAAAGATAGTTGAAGCTTACCCTGAATCGGGTGACACACCAAGACAGGCAAAACTAGGCTCTGCGCAGATAATATCAAGCATGCTTTACATTTGGGCCAAGCAGTTTGATGAGTACAAGCTTTTCCTTGATCAGTTCTCACTGCTAGACGACATCAACCCAGTGTCCACCGGCTCAGTCGCAAACACATTCATACTGCGGCAGTCAAAGGAGCTTGGGTTTGAATTACCGAAGCTATTTGAGCAGAACGACCTGAAATCGTCAGAGTTCGGTGATGACATTGGAATTGACCCGTCTGCTGGAAACGTTCCTCTCTCCGAACTACAGTACCAGGCGTGGCGCAGAATAGTTTCGAACTTTCCTGATGTCATAAGCAGCAAGGGGACACTGTACTCAGTCAAAAGCCTGATTCGCTCATTCGGAGTTAATCCTGACACTGCCGTTCGAGTAAGAGAGTACGGTGGTTCAAGGAGTGGGTATATCGGCGGAAGGGTCCCAAGACGAGACTCGATAGGTGAGCTTGTTGTCACCGGGTCATGGAGAGCGACATCCCCATTTCTATCGGGAACTCGAGTTGAACCTGGTCTGCCAAGTCCCAAGGGAACTTTCATCAATGGCGTCTCAGATAGTCCAGACGACGGCTTGCTGACATCAGGATCATGGTCTTGGGAAGGTTCTTTCACATACCCACTGACAAGGCAAAAGAATGGTTATGAATCTCTTGTGAGGATGTATTGCACGGGTTCGTCAGGTCTGGGGATGCTTGCAAACTTGACCTTTGACACAAATGGTATCGTAGCGAGCAAAGTCGCCAACGTCAGGCTTCATGCTGCATACTCGACAGTCATACCAAACGGATTCGAGCTTCTGCTTCCAACTGCATCTGTGCTCGATGGTGATAGGTGGAGTGTCTCCTTCGGAAGGGAGAAGCTGTCACCACAAATGTCAAGATGGTTCCTCAGGGCAGGAAAAGAGATTGCAGGTGAGGTTGCAGAGTCATACTCAACCGAGACCTATGTCACCTGCTCAGAACAGGATGACGCTTTCTCAAACAAAGGAAGCGTTTTCAATGCATCTGGAAGCTTCTTTGTCCTCGGAAATGAGCCCAACATTGTGACTACAGGTCAGTTTGTGGAGTATGCATACCCGTCATTTGTGACCGGTGCGTTCCTGGGCAATGTCTCAAGGGTGAGGTTCTATTCAAAGTTCAATGATGACGCTGAGTGGCTGGAGCACATTAGGGACGTGACATCGACTGGTGTCAAAGATCCACTTACTAACTTCAACTTTGTCACAACAGCATCAGGCTCATACGAGAGGTTGAGACTCGACGTCCCATTTGACCAGGACATTACAGGATCGGATACGTCTGGTGAGATACAGTTCTTTGATTACTCTCAGAACTCTTTGCACCTCACAGGCGTCAATTTCCCAGTATCAACAACGGTTCTTGGAAACACAGATGTTCTGTATTCTGGGCTTGACCCAAAGTTCGATGAGAGGTCAACCAACAACAAGGTGAGAGTCAGGTCTTGGCAGAGTTACGAGAATGCCGTTAAATACGGTGGTGAAGTTGGTCACGCATACGAGGTGCCAAGGAATGAAGAAGGAGCAGATGATACTCGTTTCGGCATAGAGATAAGCGTAGTGCAGGGATTGAATGAGGACATCATGAGGATGTTTGCAGACCACAGTGCAATAGATGATGCTGTAGGAGAACCAAACGCCATCTTTGATGATTCTTACGCTCATCTCGACGACATTAGAGAGGTCTACTTCAATAGATTGACGGGACCCACTGATTTTCATAATGTCTTCTTGTTCTCTAAGTGGTTCGAGGGAACCATCGGAAAATTAGTCGAACAGATCATTCCGGCTAACACAAGATATTTTGGGACAAACTTCGTGATTGAAAGTCACGTTCTCGAGAGAAATAGGATGAGATACACGTGGGGAGACTTATACCTCGGTGAGAATGATAGGCTTGGACTTCGTGGGACAATTGGTCTAAGCCAGCTTCTTGCGACAATGAGGAGGAGCTGAGTGGGAACGACCATAAGCGGAAGTATTGAAGCGGCAAGCTCGCGACAGGGAGTCGAGATTAATGACTTCAGTCAAGTTTATGCTTCGATGCTTCCAAGGTTTCTATCGAATGCCGCACCCAGCATCGTCATCAATGGTAGGAAGCTACAAAGCGGAGATGCATTTGACGACAGCATATCAAGCGTACTTGCAGGCAACAAGGTATCAGTAGTTCCCAATCATCATGCAGAGGACCGGGACATTGGCATGCCAAAGTCCCACTACAGTGACACGCCCTTTCATGAGATGGGACGCCTTGAGCCTGTTGCATACATACAGTCAGAAGACCTACATGCCCTCTATCCGGTTATTCTGGATGAGGTCTCACCAATAGACCCAGGCCTTCTCAACGGAATCATTGAGCCGCTACCAATCAGGCAGACGGCCTCCAGGACAGCCCTTGAGAATGTAAGACTGTCAAAAGGGGTTACCAGTGACATCACGAGTCATCACATCGATGTGTTTGGTTACTCCATTCCAATAGAGCAGAAAGTGTACGACGTTGCAACGCAGAACAGCGCGAGACCATACCAGGAATACGGTGTTGAATCCCTTATTCAGGAAAAAGCAATGTCTTACTTTGCCGACGACCCAATCACATCATCACCATACTACGAAGACAAGTCGAAAGAATCAAGAAGTCTCTACAAGGCTGATGATGAGATGCTTGCAGTGATTGAGGCTATGGGTACGCAGTTGAGAACATTCGGTATTGATTACCGTTCTGCAGCCGCAGGATATACTTTCATAGATGGCATTAATGGGACAGATTCCATAGTGTTCATGGACAGAAAAGGACGTTGATAAATGTCGAAGTTTGGTGATGCCAAGAGTCCTCTTGACCCAAGATTCCCATTCTCGGTTGAACCAGGCGGTAGCGTCATCAACCTCGCAAATAAGCTTAGCTCCCTGCTCGTTTATGACCCAGTCTCTGGAATCATCAAAAACCTAGTCGGCGGCCAACTCATGCAAGGCGTCGGAACCCTAGACATCAATAGGTTCCCGATCGCAGAACTCTTTGGTGCCCCATACGCATGGAGGACATCAAAGGTCACAACAGGACCGAACACTATCTACGGGCACTTTGTCGGATCAGGTGCAAGTTCTATAAACCACTTCTCGACAGGCATGACCCTGTCTTTCTGGTTTAGAAATAACAACACACCAATCGGTGCCCCGCCGACGGGCAATCTCCAAAGGACCAATAAGGTCATAGTCGTATCAGGCAACTCGCTGTTGAACTTCAATGTTGAGCCTCAGAGAACTAAGTTCGCAGTGTATAACGTGACATCTCCTGATGGGCTTGGTGAGGAACTTGCATTTGGGTTCAACAACAATACGAGCGGCGGCACTCCACTCGTTCACACTCTAACAACGAGAGATTCAAGGGACTATCTCAACAATCCTCACACATTTGAAAGCTTTGGGTGGGGATCTGTCACATTAAACCCAATGCAGAAGCCGATCACCCTTGGATTTCAAAAGTGGCACCACATTGTGATTGCAATGTCGGCTGGCGATTCATTTACGACAAGCGGAAGGCAGATAAGAGAGAGGACGAACCAAGGATACTCAGCCGTCTATGTCAACGGAGTTCTTGTGAATCGTTACATCGGCGGAATGGAACCCGGCGTCTTCATCAAGGGCTATGGCACGTACCCCTTTGAAAGTCTATCTCCTGATGGTTTCGTTACTGACAGAAAGTCAGACCCACTAGACAAACTATGGTTTGCTTACGACTCTGCAACAAACAACAGGCACTACACACAGTTTTGCACATGGGACAGAGTGCTAAGCACCGAGGAAGTTGAGGTCCTGTATTTTGGAACCAGACAGGGCGTTCATACACAGGGCATTACCAATGTAAGCCAACCGCCAAGAAAACCGCGTAACCTGCCATCAAGGGTCACCAAGACAGTCAACATCGGATTTGATGATTCACCTGGACCAAGAGGAAACTCTGCATATGATGACTCAAGATCACTCATCGGAGACGTCAGCGTTACCCTTGGTTCAAACAATCTCACACCAGGTAACTATGGCATAAGCTATAATGCAAATCTCGACACCGACCTCAAGGGTGTCATTCCTGCAAAGCTTGCAATGGAGAGCGTTGGAAGCCTTCCAAGTGAGTTCACACTGTCACCCTTCAGTGAGAATCTTAGCCGTGAAAATCTTGTCACGCACGATGGGACCGAGGGCACAGCTCTCATAAGAATCCCGATAAACTCAGTCACTTCCTCGAGAAACCTACAGATCGCAGGCAGGACTGATTCTGCAATGGCCAAGAGAATCAGCAACACAACATATGGGTCCTTGTTCCTCAGTTCAGCCTTCAAGGACAACCCAGGCGCTTACATTGATGTCACGACTCCAGGCAAGCCTTATGCTGGTATAGCAGGCACGGGATTCCTCTACTACTCACCACAATATTCAACTTGGCTGGAGAAGAGGTCGACAGGCAACTGGGCTTTTAAGCTCTTTAGTGAGAAGACAGCCTCAGAGAGAAACGATGCAGTTAATTCGATAGAAGTTAACGCAAGGACCTTACCGAATCCGGGTCTGGCAGACGTACTGAGGTCTGGTTATGGTTTTGCATCTGGTGCACTTGCGATCAGTTATGCAAGTGACGTTCTTGTCTCTTCATCGATAGCCTCAGACTACTTTGTGACAGGTGTCAATGAGACACTAGCTCAGTTCAGCGCCTCTCCTCAAATAGGCTATTTCTTACCGTTCAAGGAAAGCCTTGAGCATTTAGGATATCACTCAATCGGAACACCTACAGTCACTTTTGGTGCTCCATTTGCTCCAAAGTATCATGCATATGACCATGAGACTATCAAGCTAGGCAAGTACATAGACAGGCCTTTTAGATTGAAGAAGGTCATACTACGTGTGCCTGTCAAAGTTGTCAGGAAAAATGAGGTCACAGGATCGACAACATCGGAATCGTTCACAGGTGAGTGGGCGAATAACGTTCCTGCAAGGAAAGACATGGACAATTACGTCTTCTTCCTATACAGGCAGCGACGCTCTTCTTACGAGATAGACAGTACCAATGATGTCTCAGCATCTGTAAGGTTCTTGATCGCATCTTCAAGTGTTTGTGTCTATAACTCTCCGTCATTTGGAAGGGCATTTGAGGATGGATTTTCAGACATCTTCGGCCAGAATACTCCCATATCTGCTTCAACAGGGTATAGCACGGTTGATGAGCAGCTGAACTCTCTGTACTCAAAGATGAACAATCTTCTCATTGACCCATTGCTATCACAAAGTCTTACAAGATGGGATTCACCACTTCATGGACCAAGTGTTGCGATAGATGCCCAACTTGACAATTTTGGGTTAGGCGCACATACTTTCGAAAAAAGTTTCTATCTAGAAGCGGAGATGACACCTGCTGTAGTTCTGGGTGGTAATCCTCCTGCAACATTGACGTACTTGACTAGCTCCACTACTGCTTATTCTACTTCATTCTTCTCTGTTGACAAGTACACAGGTCCCCTTGGTGGAGGATCTCCTACTGTTGATGATCTGGTTGATCCTGCTAATTGGGCACAGCAGGGATACAACAGGCTGTTCAATAGATACCCGTACACAGGAAGCTACTTGAACCTTAACGCCAGTAACACGGCACCGCCCATAACTTCAATCATCCAGAATCAGTGGGTTGGTGGTACAAGGCAGCCAAAGCTCAACAACTCTGCAAGAGGAAGTGTCACGGCATCGAATCAGTACGATGCTAAACTGATAGCGCAGCCTTACTTCTCTTTCATTCAAGGTGAACCTTATACCTTGACACAGCGAGAAACCTACTTTAATGAGGAAGTTTCTCTAAACTTAGGCCCTTGGGGAACTTTTAGAATATACAAGGCGCCTGAGTTTAATGATCCCTGCTTTGACATTGAACTTGGAAGAACAGGCATGTCTGTGGGTGACTATGCAGACAATATCTTTAAGAAACCCTTCCCATTAACTGTAGATGGAAGGTCAGTGCCAGGTGCAACGGCCAATAGGGCAAGAGGTCCACTACCAGGAGTTTTCCAAAGAACCAATCTCATAAGGTTCATGAGCTCATCTGCTGAGAACCTTGATACCACGGTAGCTGGATCACCTGTCTTTCTTACTGCAAGCCAGTCAAGCATTGGAACTATGTCTGGTTCTAACATGGCCGACCTTGTTTCATCGATGACAGTTGGGTTCTTTACTGCAAGTCCCAACACCAACAAGCAGATAGTCCGGGACTACATACTTTTGCCAAGTGATGAGCTCATCCTTGGGCTTGATGCAGGAATTACACCTCCACCTGATGTGACACCCACGTATGACGACCCACACCCAGATGCGTTGGGTGGGATAGATCCGATACTGGAGATTACTGTACCATGAGCGCCTCTGTTGACCACTCTTATGTTGATATGGATGTTGAGTCAGGTGAGAAGACTTTCACGATTAGAAACAAGGGTGTGAAACCTTTGCAAATTGTATCCGCGAGCCAATCTAATCCAAGCTTTCTTTACACACCTTCCTTGACAGATATCGTTGGAACTGTGATTGAACCCGATAGTTCCTACACGGTGACAAGTAAAGTTAATCTTACTGGACAAGGAGAGCAGTCTGACACTGTGACCATAACAGCCACAGGCCTGACCGATGATCCAGACTCAGATAGGGTTTCCTCATGGTCAGGTTCAAGTAGAGTGACAGCCACAGCTATCGTAACGGACGCTACAATACAAACCCAACAGCTCACATCCTTGGGTTTCAAGCAAATGTCATCCTTCACGTTCCCAAGCATAAAGTTCAATGAGACAAAAACTCTCAAAGTCTACATCTCAAAGAAGTCTGGAAAATTCCCGCTCAAGATAAGCAGCGTTACGCCTGTGTCCGTTTCATCTCTCTCATGGGATGTCTCGGTAAGCTCAGGAAAGCTTTATACATCAACAACATCAATTGGTAGCGCATTCACAGGCACCACACTTAGGCTTCCAAGACTCTTTGACAAGACCGCAGATGTAGCAGAGTACACCATTACTGTGAAGGGCAAAGCACCATCTGAGGCTCTTCGTGGAAGGCTTGACATAGTGTCAAACTCGGGTGGGAAGACCGGCACAACCTCAATAAGTCTGAGCGGCTCAATGAATGAGGGTGAGATATCCTTGTACAGGACGGGTCAGGCGGTTGAGACATCCTACAGTTATGGAACGATCAACAAGGGTTCAAGCAAAACAGTCTCGTTTGACGTAGAGAATGTAGGAGGCTTTTACCTTATGCTTGACATCATCAAGCTTTCCTCAAGCTCAACAGGTGCCTCAAACTATGATAGAGGCACTAATGTCGTGGGTTTCGACCTTCTTTCTTTGCCATCACTTCCCTTGTTGCTAGCCCCAGGTGAGAAGACAACCTTCCAAGTAAAGGCGGTCAACCAAAGGTCAACTTCAAATAATGTCAACTCAGGTGGTTCTGATTATGGTTTGAGTTCTACAGCGGGACCAACAAGCATTACTGTGTACCTTTGCGTTTATAACCCGGACGGTGACACAAAAAAGATTACGCTCAATGGGAGCTTTAGCAGCTAATGCCAACATTTACACCACGCCCAAAGTACAATGCCTTCAATACTTCAATTCTTCGTGAAAGGCTTCTGCACTTTGCTGGTAACTCATACCTACAGATCCTACCAGGTGATGCAGAAATCATACTTGTGGGTGAGTATGTGAGTGATGATGAAGCCGTACAACTTCAAAGAGACCCTGTTTCTGCGGATGTTACCATTCCTGTGGGCAACGACTATGTTCTTGATGATTTTAGGGTTGCTGAAGTTGATTCATACGTGGGCTCATACCTGTCTTTGACGTTTACAGGTTCAATGGATGATGGAACTAGAAGGGCGATATTTGATGCTGCAGTTCGAACAGGAAGTCAAGATCCCGGAAATGTGAGGTCAACTGTCAAGGCTGTTAGTCCAAGCATCGTTTCATTTGATGAGTACATGACTGGCGTTAACGATTCACCAGGACCATCCTCTAGAAATGCTCCTGGTAATTCAACAGTTCCTGCAAATCCATTCGGTTGGGGAGGTCCTGATCTGCCAAAGATCATCGGTGGCGTGCAGATAGCATCACAATCCTTCTTCAGAAGTGCTATTGGTAACTTTAGAAGAAAGCCGAAGATTGGGATTGCCGCAAACCTCAGTCCTGTATCACATGGACAGTTGAAGGACCTTATTAAGGGACCTGTCAATACGAAGACTTACGACGTGTCCAGACCGCATGGTGGTCAGTTTGATAATGCTCCACTTCTCGTGAAGTTTGTTGTATCCGGAAATGTTGTCCCGCCAGCACAAACAACAAGTCAGAACATCTCGCCGACAGGAATTGTTGAAAATCCTTTCTTTGATGGTCAGGCAGTTTCTAGAGAAACTGATGAGCTCATAGTTACAACATAATGGCTGGTCTACTAGATCCAAAATCGCGTGTTATAGACGCAATCATCACCGAGGTCGGAAGACAGCAGGCAGCTGCAGGTGGATTACGCATAAGGTACGTCACATTCAGTGATCAGACTTCTGCTTACGATGGCAGCGGTGGAGTTGCCATAAAATCTTCCGTGGGCCTTGGATTTGAGTCCAATCCATCGGTTTGGGACACTATCACTGTTGAGACCGACGAGAGTGGTCTACTGCTCCCATTCAGTGGAGATGATTTTACACTTACTGGTGATGGTGCTGCGATAGTCAGCGGCTCAATTGATGAAAATGCACAAGTCACGTCGATGATAGTCTCATCATCTATGGCTTCATTTGATAACATTCGAGCCCTAACATCTCTCGAACAGGCTGTGAAGGATGAAGGCCTACATGTGACACCTGCACAGCATCAATTCACGATCAATGAGAAACTCCCTTTCACGGGTGAGCCTCCGACTTCATCAATCGATGATGTTGAGTCATTCTTTGCAGATATGCGACTTGCAAATGTTCCAAACTTCAAGTTTCTACCACCTGTTCAAAAGCAACCGTCAGCTGCGGGTGGAACCCTCCCACTTGGAAGATACGCCGACCTATCAGAACGTGACAAGCTCACAGCAAGACCGGTTGAAGCACTTGAATCCCTAGAATGCTGCAATTTCGAATTCAGCAGGCAGACAGAAAGGCACACGCTTGCAATACAGATGTTTGAAGAAAATAGTGTAGGTGTTAGAAAGCTTGATGTCATTCCTTATGGAAACGTCGGATTCTCCCCTGAAGGTTCTAGAAGCATGCTTTACTACGTTGGAAAGGTGTTTGAGGACGGTTTCGGAGTTCCCACCTTCGTCAATATCTTCACAGTGGTGATAGAGTGAGAGTTAACATCAAGACATCGGGAGTCATTAAGATCGGCTCTAGCATCATCGAAAGCATTACTTGCAGAAGTGATGACATCATGTATGCCGATATGCTTCTCGCACTTGGAGTGAACATTCCTGCTATTCTTGAGAAGGGCGGTAACAGTCTACGGTTGAGCATATTCAACAGAGAAGTTTCCTTTGAGACGAAACCCTTTGCAATAGAAGTTGTGGGTGACTCACTCGTATCCGCTACGACCGCAGAATCGATGGAAAAAGACAGGATTACAAAGATCAGGGAAGAGCTTTGTCTTTACTCTGATGTGATTGACATCACACGTTTCATCGCAAATGATCAGGCAAAATCCTCGAACTTCTCTTCAAAGAAGAACACTCTTGATGTTGTAGCTGTGGGTTCAAGCAAAGAGTTTCAGACGGGAAACAACCTTGTCCCAGTGTTACCTGATATCTCTAGCGATATTGAAGAACTTGATGAACAGCAGATGAGGATGCTTGTATATCGAGGCTCTGATCCTGCAATGGCTTCAACAAAGTTCCCCGTGCAAGACCCAGGCAGCATACGCATAACAAAAAACGAAAATGCACTGAAACTTGACAGTAAGGCTAAAACCAACGCGATATCAGTCTATAGAAGACTAGGCCAGCCTGGCGTGTATAGAGCCCTGAAGTACACGACCGACTATTTTCAAGTAAAGCACACGGTATCCCTACCCTTTGCGACCCTAACAACTACGCCACAGCTTTTCTTTCACATTGAAGCTATCGATAGGTTGGGCGTGACCCTTGATTACATTGTTAGCAAGGTTGAAGCAGTCAACATCGTTGAAGACGCTAATAGGCAGATCGCAAACTCTACAGGTTCGACAGGGGTCACAACGACAATCTACACACGTGAAGTGCAGCCTCCAAGGACCACAAGGCTTGGATACTTTGTGCCATCACAGCTTCCACCACATACACAGCCCGGCATTATCCGTGGAAATCCAATAATTGTCCGCAGAATAAACAAGCGTGACAATGGCTTTTCCACAAGTCACATAGGAAAAGTCTTCCTACGAAAGAGGGCAATTGGGACTGACAAATCAAAGGGCAGTGATGAAGTACCATTCTTCTTGAATAGAAAGGAAGATAACCTACAGGCTGTCATTCCAAAGTTACCGCAGGGCATAGTCGCCGTAGGACTACAAAGGAGGGACGTAAGTAGGCTGTCTGGGTTTGTAAACGTTGGTGCTATGGAGCTTGCTCAAGTCGGAAGCTCAGTGACCTTCACTGACACGGGCATGCGTGATGTGACAACTTATGAGTACAGGATAAAGTTCATAGACAACAAGTCCAACCAGCGCTATAGCACTAATACATGTTTGTATCGATTTGTCTCGTCTGTGCTATCACCAGCAGCCTTCCTATCAGTTGCCAATGTTTCTACAACGCCTGCCACGACATCAATCGGAAATGTTCCGTTAGTGACGATACAGCTGAACTCCTCTGTTGCCGACCGTGGGATAGCCGACTCTGACACAATCCTTGCTGGGACCGGAGGAAATCGAGGAACTCTGCTTGCAGAGCAATCTTTGAATCCTGGCAACTACTCACCTGCAATGGCATACTATGTGAAAAGAGTCAACATCAGAACAGGTGAAATTGAGAACATTGGAATCTTCACTGATGCAAACATCGTAGATGACAGTGCTTTGCCTAATGGCTCTGCAAAAAGCGCAACTCCCCTAAGCTTCTTCGAGGAGTACAGGTACATCATAAGCCTCTGTCTTATCCCACCGTCTTCCTTGTCAACCAACTTGGTGACGAAAGCAGTTGACCCAAATACGGGCAGGCAGTACACCTTTAACTCATATAAGTTCAGATCAAGGAATCGATTCACCGACCTACCGTCATCTAATGAAATGTCTAACCTTTCCTCAAGATCAGTTCTAAGAAGAAACACCGACAGCACTCAAGTTGGTATCGAGTGTTCCGTAAAGGTAAGCTTTGAAAGCCTTATGCCAAAAGTGACCAATATTGATGTGAGGAAGACTTACAACAGAAGCAATCTTGTGACGTGGAGGGTGTCTGGTGACCCAAGGCTTGTAGACCACTTTCAAGTATATGCTGAGGCTGACGGCATCAAGGCCCTGATAGGTTGCACTCATGCATTTACCAATGACGGCACATATCGATATGATGATACACAACTTTATGAGAGGCTTGGAAGCGTGACATACAGTGTCAAGCCTGTCACACTGGACCTCACAAGAATTGACAGCGGTGCTTATGTATCTATTGTGAAGGACAGCACACTTCCCGACTATCTCAAGGTGTAGGATGCCGATAAAAAGTGCGTTCAGAAGATCGATACTGAACTCGCAACCAATTCCGCCAAGCCCAGTGCGGCAAACCCCAACATCCATGACCGATTCTGTCGCCTTGAGTGATTCACTTATTGCGACATTTGACGGTGGATTTGCAACAGCAATAACAAGACAGGGCTCGGTTACTTCTGACAGCGCTGATGCAATACCGCTGCTTGGGAAAGGAATCAAGGACTCAAATCTTGCCGCAAGCGTCTCATCTGACCCTGAAAGACCTGAGCTTTTGTCACTTACAGGGCACTTTAAAGAGCCTGTGGAATCTATTGATGAGGTTCTGGCTCTTCGTGACTTTGAGGCATCCATTGATGAAGCAGACCTTTCTCTCTTCTATGAGAAGATGCTAGTCGGCCAACAGGCACAAAAGATCTCAAAAAGGGTTGATGCGGCAAACGTCGCTAGAAGTGAAGCAGAGGGTAACGTTTTATCCCTATCAAGAGCAACTAACGCAATCGATACCTTTAGAGATAGCTGCGGTTTCATTACCAATCAAGACAGAATACACAAAGGAAGCAAGAAATTTCTTGAGGCTTTGCCGCTGGTCTATGGAGAGAACCCCACAGACCAGAATCTGACGATACAGCGGACACTCACAGGACTCAGTGACATCACAACAAGCTGCAACACCTCCCTTGTGACACTGTTAGCCTACAGCCTCCTCTACCCAGGATCAGTTAAGTTCGAGAAGCCAGAAGTAGGTGATAAGAAACTGCAGGCTTTCGCTGTTCCTGTGGTAACGTCAGACCCTGTCAACCAGCTCTTGGCAGCAATATCGGTAATTGACCCTAGCACACCAGACGGCTTCCTTGAAGCCGAATCTCTCCTACCTCAAGATCCTACAGCAAGGATTGCATTGATAGCCGAGGCTCTTGCATACGAGCTGTCAATATCTGCAGGAATGTCCAGGCTTGAGATTGCTAGCCTGGCGACTTACATCAAGGAAACAGTCGGTTCAACAACTTCAGCAATAAACGGTCAACCATCTGCCGGGACGCTGCTGAGCGCGTTCAGAGATGGACAGAACTTACCGCTTGAAATTAATGACACATCGATAAACGGCAGTGATTATAAGGGCATACTCACCGCTTATGTCGATGGTCCCGTAGGAAGCGGCTCACTTGATTTTACTGCACTTGAAAATGCAGTCAAAGCTGTGACACAGTCACTTGGAAAGCTGCTTGAGGATACCGGTAAAATTCGATGCCTTGATGATGCCTCAGAATCTTTAACTGCTGCAAACATCATATCAGAAATGGCAGCGGCTGTTTGTGAAGGTACTTCAACCCTTGGCCTAAGCGTTGATACGGCGAGGTCATCACTACAGATTGCACAATTGCTTCTCTTCAAGGAAATTGCGACAACTGCATCAACAGGCGCAATTCTGGAGGCAAGATTCCGGACGTTCAGCTCCCTGATAACGACCTCAAGCGAGACAGTCCAAACAGAAACATCGGCAAGTGCATCATCGGACACTAAGACTGCCTCGACTTCAAAGAGTGAATCATCAAAAACTTCAAACCAGCAATCATCAAAGTCTCTGAAAGTCACCGTTGATGGTGCTGTCACCAATGTTAAGGTTGAAGATACGACAGAAAGTAAAGTACAGGCAGTGTCTCCTGGGAGGGTTGCTCCAAGCACGCTTTCATCTTTGACGACAAGTGGTTCAAAGCTCTCATCCAGCAGATCCGCGGGAATCGGAAATGCAAGAGGAACGAGCTCTGGAAAATCAGCAGGAACTGCAGAGCAATCTGCTTCAAAGAATCAAGCTTCGTCAAAGACATCAAGTGGAAGCAGCAGCGGAACATCAACTGTCGAAAGCGTACAAGAAGATAGCGACCTTGAAAGCTTGATATACAAGACATTCACAGGCAAAGGCGGATCTGGTCACATAACAGCAAACTACAACTCCAACTTTGAGATAACCGGAGAAGAGCTTATTGCGAATCAGCAGCAATCTGTGAAAAATGACGAGTTCACAAGAGCGGGTCTAACATACTCATCGATGGGAATCTTAGAGTCAAAGGAACTTCTTCGTCGTTTCTTGATGGGTGATAGCGTTGATGTCATTAGCGTTGTAAGCCAAGCAGCCAACACTGTGACATCACCTACACCCCCACCCTCAACTAAAGAGTCGCTAGCTTCTTCGAATCACACTAAGAAGTCACCTCACGGGATTCTGTCTCTGCTTGAAAAGTACGCGTCAGGAACAAAAACTACAGCAACAGGTTTGCCAGGTGTAAGTTCTCCCATTTCGAAGAGAAGTTCTCCAACGTCAGGCATAAAGTCAAGAACATCAAAATGGCAATCAAGTGTCAACAGCATCTCTTATGCAGCCAGCGCGGCCTCACCAAGGCTTGAAAATATCCTCGGAATCAGGTCAAACTCTGCAAGCCTGACCCCGGCAAAAGAATCATCAAACGTTCCAAAGAAGTACTCTGTAGGCAAGATTACGATCAAGGAAGATGATAACGATGTTATCGAGATTGTCGGTAACTTTAGTAAACAAGCAGCTCAAACCTTTAGGGGCAGAGATCTAGTTGCAAGGCAGGCCGTTCCAAGCGAGCAGGCCGCAAATGTAAGCCCAGAGTACACCGCATTCCTCGAACTATTCCCGGCACTCAGTCAATCAGAGTCACAGACGTCATTCAAGTTTGCAATGCAAAGCCTTCGTGATAGTCTAAAAAACGAAAGCGATGCAGGTCAAAGCCTCCTCTCGGGCGAGTTTAGAAAGGTCGTTGACGCAATTGTTTCTAACACTTCAAACATCGCAGGCAAACCAGGTCTTGTTGATAGTTCCACGATAAACTACTCACTCAGCAGGCAAACTATAGAGTTCCTCTGTTTCAGTATGTTTAGCAGCATGTGTTCGTTCATGCCATCGGTCACAGGCGCAAGCATTACATCTACTGGAAGGTCTGATTTTGATGTTTCGATTGACTATGACAGGAGTGTAATGCTTCGACTCTGGAACTCTATGAACGGAGTTGCAGAGCACAAAGGGAAGATATCTGAACTTCCACAGAATGTAACTGACAGTCCTGAATTTTCGCTTCTAATCAACTGCATGCGATATGCGAACAAGGTCACTGAGACCCTAAAGATTCGTTATGCCGTAATGCAGAACTTTGTGAGCACTTACTCAACATCAGCATCGACCCTAGTTTCAACTATGAAAGATCCTTCGCTTCTTGAGCTTGTCACTAAGCTTAGAAAGTCAGGGCAAGAATCTATACTGCAAGAAATCACTCAAGAAACCGTTAGCTACGCGCAGCTGAGCCTTGCCATGATTAGAGGTCCACTGTCACTTGACAGGACTTCAAGGATGACAAGAATCGCAAAGAACATCACATCGCTTCTGCATCGTAACTTTAGTGTGCAGGAAAGCTCTGACTCACTTATTGCGTGCGTTGGATTGCCAGCAAAAACCATTGAGTTTCTACGAAGAAGCCAACCGTCAGTGGGTATCAAGACGGGACTCAGCGAGTACATTGAGATTACTTTCTCAAAACAGGACATCCAGTTTCCTGATCTTGTGTTGAGAAACACGGTGTTCAGGTTTTGTCCTCGCCTTGAAGTCGTTCCAAACTTTACGAGTTATACGAACATCAGGGACGCGATGAGAGACTTCTTGTACCTTTGTCATGATGGAAGTGGTTGGTTAACAAAGGGCATTGATGAAGCAATCACATTTGTGAGTGAAGTAACGGGCCTTGAAAGGATCTCAGCATATGTCATTGTCGTTAACCATGCGATAGATGCAATGTGCAGGATTGCAAGTTACGCAAGTGGAACTGCAGGCCTCTATGAGATGTCAAATCCACAGGGTTCCAGTGTCATGTCAACGGCAGGTGCAGAGCTTGCTTTAGAAGAAATGAGAAACAATCCTGTCATGAAAGTTGCAATGGGTAATCTTCTACCAGGAAACTTCATGCAGCAAGCCCCAGGCGGTTATAGGTTCATGAGATTTTCTGAGCTTGATGGTCGAGCGGCAGTTGTAACGGATCAGTCGAGGCATCGGTTGTTAGGCAGTATCCTTTCTGATCCGATCTTCACATATGAGAATGGGTATACTGTTTCTAGATGTTTCACACCCTTTGAAAGGGTCTACAATTGTGTAGTTGATCCTGACGAATTCATGATAGACAAGTCCCAAACACAGTCCACGGTTAGTGGAAGAACTGCATATGACAAAGTCGTAGCCGACGGTTTAGTTGACGTTTATAGCGATGTTGCCGTATTCAGGGACACTTCATCAAGCTCTTTGTTTGACGGCTCGGCATATGCAGTAAAAGTGGAGCTCATAACAGAATGAAGGCGTCAACATTCACATCAAACGTTCTCTCAAGGATATCGCTTGAAAAACCAGTGATAACTGAGGGTAAGTTCACATATGGCTACTTTACTCCAGACGAAGCTGTGACGGAGGGACCTGTGCCCGGTACGCAGCTGACGAGAGAAAACTCAAGAACTCAGCTACTGCTGTCACCCAGGCGGAACACAATTGCGATCATGCCTACGAGTTCAAAACGAACATCGTTAAGCAGTGACAAAGCTGTTTCTTTAGTAAAAGAAAACATCAATAAGTTGTACTCGTCTGAAGACATTGGGAATACAGGCGCGACTACAATTGCGTCCCAAGACACTAATGTCCTTGACAGGGCATATCAGTTGATACTCAGGTCAGCTGAGTCACGTGAGATAGAAGGAAACTTTACCGACATAGCAGCAGACCTCGGCTTATCACTGCCAGACAGTGTTGACAAATCACTTCTCCAGGAACTTGGAGTCAGATATGCAAGTGCTGGAGCCCAATTCGCAGTAGATCGAAACAGGATAGAGTCAGGAAAGTTCGGTCAGGCAAGAAGCTTTACAAGCACGACTGTTGTCGCAGACAAGTTTGCCCTTGACATTGTTTTGAACACTCCGCAAGCTTCACCAGGCGTAAGTGAGACACTGCAGGAGGTCAGGAATGATGTAGCGGCAGTGCAATCTATTGCAAGGCAAGAGAATCAGCAGATAAGCTCAAATGATTACATCACGATTGTAGATCCCGTAAGTGTCAAAGCAGGAAGTGCAAAAACTTTCGACTATGACATAAGTGCCTTGGCAAACATAGTCTATCGTAAGGAACACAGGGCGAATGGGATTACAAGCGCAAAGTTGCTGTCTGTCATACCTGTTGACTCTCAAAACTTCACGGACTTTCAGGTAATGTATGGAACTCAGTATCACTACTGGATCCACACAGTGTATGTGATGAGAACCTCTGCCATCACTGCAAATACAGGTCAGGTCGTGACAGTCGACATTCTACTGCAGTCAGAGCCAAGTAATACAATCTCAATTCACTCCTCTGAGACAGTCCCACCACCTCCACCGGCTGATATTGCAATAAGATGGGACTATTATGAGAGAAAACCTGTCGTCACGTGGTCATTTCCACCAAACCCACAGCGCGACATAAAGTACTTTCAGGTATTCAAAAGGGCTAGTGTCAATGAGCCATTTGAACTACAGGTCGAATACGACTTTAATGACAGTCTTGTGAAACCCAAGCGCTATGAATCAATTGAGCCGACAAATACGAAACCAGTTGACACACCTGTGTTATCTTTTGTTGATGCTAACTTCAAGAAGGAAAGCACGGCAATATACGCTGTTGCATGTGTAGATGCGAGAGGACTTGTATCGAACTACTCAGCTCAAATTGAGGCTTCCTTTGACAAGATCAGGAATAGACTGTCAACAAAGTATGTGTCACCTGGCAATGCGCCAAGGCCTTACCCAAACGTCTTCTTACGTAGTGACCTCTTTCTTGATTCAATCGTGACTAAGAACAAAAGAAGAATCAAGGCTTACTTTGATCCTGAGTACCTGAAACTCGTTGACAGATTCGGCAATGACATGAAACTATTCGGAACTGTCGATGATGGAACCAGTTACAAGATCTCTGTCATTGATACTGATCGTGCTGCGGACCTTGTGATCGATATGAGCATCACGGATTTACTTCGCACGAAAGCTGATTGATACTTACGAAGGTAGTAGGATTCCAACATGGGTTTTCTTGACCATTCAACTTCTAACATTATCGTCGACGCAGTTCTAACTGACATCGGCAGACAGTTCCTCGCAAGGAATGATGGCAGCTTCTCAATCGTCAAGTTTGCGCTTGCAGACGATGAGATAGACTACACAATGATTCAAAAGTACGGTAGAATCGTTGGTAAGGAAAAGATTGAGAAGAATACACCGATCTTTGAAGCGCAGACGATCGCAGGTCTTGCACTAAAGTATCGCTGCGTGTCAATCTCCAATCCGAACCTTACCAAGATGTCAAGCATGACAATTACAGGTGAGGGACTTGATTCAAGTGGCACGACCCTGTCTATGACTGCGAGCTCCACAACTTCTTCAAGGCTTCTGACATTCACGCAATCCGTGGTTGGCGAGAACCTTGTAGATGTTGAGCTTCGTGACCAGCAGTTCCTTGTCAAGGTTCCAAACAGCTTTGTGCAGATCGCAGGTGCAGCTCCGGACTATGTCGATATCGACAATGTCGCATACTACACACTTCTTAGAAGTCCAACGACAACAGCCGCAGGTGGATCGGTGCTATCCTTCACGCTTGTTCTCAAGTCGATTACGGACACACAGTTCAGCGTCTTTGGCACGTCATCTGACAAGACTATCATAAAGGCGGTAGCTTCGGTCACAGGCATGCAATCAGGCGCAGTGAAGGACTTCAACATCACAATCTCCAAGTGAGAGGAAAATGGCTACTTTCAAGGAAATAACTGCGGCCGACATACAGACAACACGTACGGCCCTTAACCAGCTTATTGATGTCGTCCAGAACGACATATCTGGCTCCTCCTCTCGCAGGGGATATGCAGTATTTGTGACGTCCTCAACCGGAATCACGACTCTTTACTCTGTAACGTCTTCGCTGTTCCAGACTGTCTACGACCAAGATTACACACTGCAGACCGCAAACGCAATATTCGACATGACAGTTGGATTGTATGCGTCAGGTGGAACAGTGACGTCAGCCTCTGCAGGTGTGGATACTTCTGGGAAGCTGCTGTTTAGCTCCAACTCTCTCATGATGAGGGAGAAGGTTGACATGTATCGTTTGCATGCAGGAAAACTTCTTGGCGACTCAGATTCATCCTTCTTTGCACCTTTCGACTCAACAAGCGTAAGTGACAGAATTGATGAGGCGATCTTCCTTGACTTCAAGCGCCTCTTTACTCGTGACAGAATCAAGCGTGAGACGTTTGCAATGCGTTTCTACACAAGTGGTGTTCTCGACGGATCGCAGAAGGTCACGCCGTTTGAGGCTTCAATAACCAACGGTTTCACAGGATCAAACCTAACTAAGACTTCTGTATCAGGGGCTGCTATCTTTACTGACGTCGGCGCAGCAGTGAATAGGCGCGCAACTTTCGGTGGAGATGTAGGTGACATTGTCAACTCTGCAGACTCTACGAACAAGGTTGGACTCCTCTTCTATGAGGCAGGGATAGCTGTTCTCGATGCGAAGAAGGTGATGTGGGGGCAGCAGCACGTGTCTGGTGTAATCTCGGCGGTTACAAGCAGCTTCTTTGGTGATGCGCAGGTGAACTCTACAGTCATCGGTTCAAACTTCAACCAGTGCAATGTTAGTGCATCATTCATTCCTGACTTCTTCGTTTCTGCTTCGATCGATGACGTTGTTGACCACATAGCCTCAGCAAGATTCCAATCAGGCTCATTCACAGCAGTCACATTCCAGAACCAGACGAACATAAACTCTACACTTCTCTTCTGTAGGGCGTCGGCAGATGAGTTCAACTACTCAACAAACCCAACTTTCACGGATGAGGGTGGCAACATCGCGGTCATTGAAAGCGGTCAGGAAGACTCACAGAGGACATTCACATTCCCAACGACGGTCGGACTGTACGATGCAAACAACAACCTTCTTGCGGTTGCAAAGTTCTCAAGACCCATCGAAAAGAGTGACGAGAGGGACCTCACGGTACGGGTCAGGCTGGACTTCTAATGCCACGGCCTTTGGAGGCTGACCCATGTCGTTTGTAAGACTTCCTGAGGGCGCCCTTGACACGTTTGGTGTTATTGCGAGGCCACATCGAACATACACGTCTTCTTCTTCTGGAATCACGGGTAGCGTAAAAGTTTACCAACGATCATCAGAAAACGAGAAGGAGAGGACTGTATTCGAAGACAAGTTCGGAGATGACAGTCCTGATGGTAAGCTAAAGGACTTTAGGAATAGTCCAAGCCTCACAACTGCTGAAGAGTACCTCAATTCTGTGAATCTGAGTCGTGTGTCAGGTAGACATACAAAATCAGTTGGGGTCATTAGGTTTGAACCATCATTCGAGTTCACCAGTGACACTCTGAGGAAAGGTGTAATCAGGAATGTATTATACCCCTTCTACGCATCCTCATATCCCCAGTTGAACTGGGGATTCACGAATTACCTGAGTCTTCACTTCCCAAATGGTGTGGGCCCAAGCTCAGCATCGCTTGTTTACCCATCGTCAGGAGCATTTGGGTACGTTCCATCGAGTTCATTCACGATCGAGACTTACTACAAGCCTTCTTACACTGCCGCCACCCACAGACCAGGCACGATCCTTCACGCTTCCTCATCTTTTGCGCTGTCAATAGTTTCAGGATCTAAGAAGGATCCATTTGGCAATGTAGCTTCCTATAGGGCAATGCTACAACTTAGTCACAGTACTGACATTCCGCCCAGTGAAGTCGACATTACCTTGCCGAACAATGGCAGGTCATTCCCTGAAGATCTCATCTTTCTTTCCGATGAGAACATACGATTCAATGAGTGGTCTCATATCGCAGTCAGGTGGGGTCCAAACAACAATGGGTCGACTGGCTCCTTCTACATTGATGGTGTCAAGTCCGGTGAGTTCTACATCCCTTCAGGATCGGTTACCTCTGGGACTATTGCAAATGAGGCAGTGTTCATCGGTAACTTCTTTGAGGGACCTCTCACGCTTCTCAATAGGCCTTCGGGTTTCTTTAACCAGGATGCCGTAGTCAATGAAGGCGTGACTGACCTATTCAACGCGACACCGACGTATCCAGAACAGCCTACAACTTTTGATTTGCGGCATCCTCTTGTAGGTGAGATACATGAAACAAAGATCTGGGACAGGTTCCTTGGTATTGCTGAGATTCTGACAAGCTCACTTCAAGGAACGACTGCCGATGAGAACCTTCTCTTTTACTTGCCTCCATTCTTCGTCAAAGAGTCCCCTTCAAGGAAGGTCTTGCAAACTCCGTTCCAAGACACACACACAACCACGGACGATCCAATAAACGTGGCAATGAGCTTTGGAGTAGGTGGGCACCTCATAAACCTTGAGAATCATGTCAGGGAGATGGTGAAGGGTGTCTATCCAAGACTGCTTTTCCTAACGTCAAGCACGTATGACCTTGCTTCAACCTCAAACGCCGAAGCTAACGTCTACATTTATGGCAATGGCCAGATGCAAAGAAGGAATCTCACCATCTTGCCGTGTGACAATGGCAAGATGGAGCCCAACTTTGGGTTCCTCATATCAGGAAGTGACTACGGTTCAAGTGGATCCGTGACTGACAAGTTTGTCACTGACCTGGGAAGTTTTGACGCTTCGTTTGTCAACGTGAGCAACCTCGTCCCATCATCTTCCCTATTCCCGGGCCTCGTTCAAGAAAGTGATATCATTGATGAGATTGTAGGTGCAAGCCCTGAAAATCCCGGAGTTGCGCCAGGATCGGTGTTAACCATCTTTCAGAGGACAAGGGACGGAAGCTCTAATGCTGTCTCGGTCTTTGACAGTTCAAATCTCATGTACGGCGGAAGAATACACCCAGGGTCTTTTGTGCTGACTGACAATGACTTCTCAGGAAGCGACGGAACAATGACGATTCGCCTTCGTGATAACGGATTTGGTGGCCTGTATCGTGCTGATGCTTCGTCATCCCACAGCACAAAATCAATTGTCGGTTCGTGCCTGTACTCAGAGGGCATTGCCACCATCACATCACCTTACTTGGGCGAGATATTCGGCAAGAAGTCTTTCACTGTAGACATGAGGGGTGAGCAGACCTTACCAGTCCTTGAGATACAAGCAATAGCGCCTGCATGGACTCTTATGAGCAGTTCAAACCCAACATTCAAGCAGTTGCTGTCTTCCGACTATGCTAATGACAATGTTCCAGGCTTCGTGTACATTAACAATGTGAACTTTCATGACGAGAATCTAAACATCGTTGCAAAGGCATCATTCGCACAACCGCTTGTGAAGAGGCCCAACGATAGGATGATGATTCGTGTCAAGTTCGACTTCTAGAAACTTTCTTGGAATTGATGTAAGCACATCTTGCACGGGATTTGCCCTTGTAGATGAAAATGGCAAACTGATAGAAGCCTCGTATGTCTACCTCAGTGAGTTTTCAACGATACATGCCAAAGCCGAGCATGTAAGGCAAGAGCTTCAGAGATATTGTGACAGAAGCGTCTCTTGCATTGCCGTCGAGGAGTGCCTTCTTGGGTTTAGGCGTGGAAAGTCATCTGCACAGACCCTGATCACTCTTGCGAGATTCAATGGCGTTGTCCACTACATTGCGTCTTCTGAGTTTGGAATTGACCCGCACACCATCAACGTCTCCACAGCAAGAAAGCAACTTGGGATTCCACTAGCAAAAGGTGAGAATCCAAAGGTTGCTGTCGCCGCTTGGATGAGACTTCAAGAGCCTGATTATCCTTGGCCTACGAAAGTCGTGAAGCGTGGCAAGCTCAAGGGTGAGACTGTGCTTGAGAAAGGTGTTGAGGACGCATCAGACGCTTATGTGATGGCAAGGGCGGCACTTCATATGAACTTGTCGTCCAATCGTATAAAATGATTCGTGATAGACATCAATGAAAGGTTTGCCTTCCTAACAAAGGCCATCGGCCCAGGCGCTATCGCTAGAGACGGAGTGAATGCCGTCTTCAAGTGTCCAAACTGCGGTAAGGACCCAAAGAAGATGAAGCTCGTCGTCAAGATAGATGACGAGAGGTGGCACTGTTGGGTCTGTGATGTGAAGGGCGGATCAATCAGGGGTCTGCTACGAAAGTATGCACCTCAAACTGTCAATGACTGGGGCAGGCTTTACGGCACAAAGGGCAGGTCAACTTTCCTCGATGAGACCAAGGTCGAGGCAGAAAAAGTCGAATTCCCTGAGATGTTACCTGTCTCTGAGATTAGAGTGTCAAAGGACCCTGATGCAAAGGCCATATGTGCCTACCTCAAGTCAAGAGACATATCAGATGAACTTGCGTACAGGTATAGGTTGTGTGGTTCAATTCGAGGTAAGGCTCGTCGAAGAGTCGTGTTTCCGTCCTTTGACTCAGAGGGATTACCCAACTATTGGACAGCAAGGTCAGTCGACAAGAGCACGACAATGAGGTATCTCAATCCAAAGATTGAGCGGAAGGACATCATCTTCAACGAAGTTGACACTGACTGGTCAACTGAGATCACACTTGTTGAGGGACCATTTGACATGCTAAGAGCCGGCGATAACGCCGTACCATTGCTTGGCTCATCTCTCTCAAACGAATCGCTACTATTCAGGCGAATTGTTGAAAATGCAACTCCTGTCGTACTTGCACTGGACGGAGATGTCAAGAAGAAAAGTCACAACATTGCAAGACTCCTGTACTCGTATGATGTTGAGGTTAGATTACTTGAGACAGGAAACGTAAAAGACGTTGGTGATATGACGTTTGAAGAGTTCCTCACGTGTAAAAAGCGTGCCACACACTGGAAGCCTGAGGACAGGCTTTCTTTCCTGATCCGGGGAATCTCCTCCGGCTCAATTCTCTGAGGTAAAATTTGAGAGTAGCACACCTTGCTGACATCCACTGGCGCGGAATGAAGCGTCACGATGAGTACGTTCTTGCCTTCAAGGAGTTCGCAGAAAAGGCAAAGAAGCTGAATGTGGATAGAATCCTCGTTGCAGGAGACATTGTTCATTCAAAGACGCAAGGAATTACTCCAGAACTAATCCAGCACCTCGTCTGGTGGTTCAATACACTGGCCGAAGTCGCTCCCACTATCGTCACTCTTGGCAACCACGATGGTCTCATTCTCAATCGATCTCGTCTAGATGCGATCACACCCATCATCGATGCGCTGAAGAGTGATAGAATCATCTACCTGCGTGACACAACTGTCTACTTGGACAAGGAGTTCAACGTAGCCTGGTCGAACTTCTCGTGTTTCGACGAGGAGAACTGGAAGAACCTGAAGCCCATTCAGGGAATGACCAATATCGCTCTCTTTCACGGTGCTGTCTCAGGGGCCGAGACCGACTCTGAGTGGACCTTGGACGAAGGTGAGGTCGAAGGTCACATCTTCAACGGCTTCGACTTTGCTCTCCTCGGTGACATTCACAAGTTCCAATACCTCGACCGCCAGAAGCGAATTGCATACCCTGGCTCAACCATTCAGCAGAACTTTGGTGAGACCGAGGACAAGGGTTTCCTCCTCTGGGAAATCGAGGACAAGGACACTTGGTCCTCTGAGAGGCACCTTATCACCTCTCCTCCGCCATTCGTCACGATTGAGTGGCAGGGTTCCATCTCTGAGACTGCAAAGATCGCTTATACGAAGAGAAAGGGAAGCCGATTCCGCATCTCCTCCAACGTCGACCTCATGCAGGATGAGATCAAGGGTCTTGCCTCCGTCCTGAAGAACGACTGCGGTGCCATCGAGATCGCATGGAAGATCGAACCCCAGCAGTCCTCCAACACCATCAACTTCAGCGACACCTCAATCGAGAAGGAGAGTCTCCGAGATCACAAGACTCACATGAATCTCCTTCGCAAGTACTTTCCTGAGGGTGAGTTCGATGAGGCATCCTGGAAGGAGATCGGTAACCTCATCGAGAAGAATCTCGCCGTCATCAACGAGGACGAGCAGGTAAAGAACTCGAAGTGGTCCATCAAGAGGATGGCCTGGGACAATACCTTCGTCTACGGCAAGGACAACGTCATCGATTTCAGCAAGCTACACGGGGTCGTTGGACTGTTTGGCTCAAACCGGACAGGCAAGTCATCAGTACCAGGCACCATGATGTATGCCCTCTACAATGCAACTGACCGCGGTTCCATTAAGAACATCCACATCGTGAATGCCCGCAAGGGATACTGTAAGACTTCCATCGACATTGCTGTGGACGGCAAGACCTACCGCATCACTCGCCAGACCACTAAACACACCAACAAGCGTAACCAGACGAACGCCTACACTGCGATGAAGATGCACCTCCTCAATGAGGCAGGCGAGGAGGTCTTCGACCTCACCGGTGAGCAGAGGAGCGATTCCGACAAGGTGCTGCGAAACCTTATCGGCACCTCTGACGACTTTCTCCTCACCTCCTTTGCATCGCAAGGTGAGATGAACACATTCGTCAAGGCAGGCGCTGCAGTTCGTAAGAACAGGCTCGGCAACTTCCTCGACCTCGGTGTCTTTGAACAGATTGCGAACAAGCTGAAGTCGGAATCTGTCATGCTCAAGGGAGCAATGAGAGGCAACTCCAACGTTGACTTTGACAAGGAGATAGAGAAGACAGTCGAGGATGCCGACGCAGAGCAGGAGAAGATAAAGGGATACGCAGAAAAGGTTGAGTCATTGCGAAAGCTACACACCGATCTTACTGTCACACTCGCTACTCACAAGGACAAGGGTGTCGTTACCAAGAGCGACGTTGACAACTGCCAGGCAAAGGTCGATGAAGAGACTTCTGAGATTGAGAGGACTGAGAGAAGAGTTGGAGAGATTACCTCAGAGCTTAATGCAGCAAGAGAAAGATCTGCAAAGATAGCAAAGCTAAGAGAGAACTTTCCAATAGGTGAACTTAGGACAGAACTTACCTTGTTGAATGACCTCGAGAAGGCTGAGGCTCGCCTGGTTGCAAACCTCGAGAAGGAAAAGGTCGTCGCAAAGAATCAGGAGAAGTCAGTCGCAAGGCTTGAAGAAGTTCCTTGCGGAGATTCTTTCCCCACCTGTAAGTTCATTAAGGACTCTCACAGGGACAAGAAGCTCCTTGAAGAACAGAAGAATGTCATATCCGGCATAGCGACTGAACTGAAGGGTGTTAGTTCATCACTGAGAGGACTTAGAGAAAAGTCGCTTGCTGAAAAAATAGAGAAGTACGAGAAGTTCCTGAAGGAGGAGACTCTTCTAAACGAGAAGGTTCTCTCATCCGAAAGAGAAAGAAAGCTGCTGAGTGAGTCAAAGGAGGCTAGGGAAGAAAAGCTACTCAAGCTACAGTCTGAACTGTCTTCACTCAGGCTCAGGGTTTCCGACGACAACACGGGTGAGGAAGTCGAGAGGGTCAAGGTCAAGATAAATGAGGCTTCGCAGCTTCTCAAGAAGACACAGTCTCTCCTCGACGACTCTAACCGAAACGTTGGTATGCTGCAGGCACGCACCAAGGAGCTCAAGGCCAACAAAGAGGAGTTTGAGGAGAAGCGTAGGAAGTGGAAGGTCTACGAATCTCTCAT